GTTGAGTCTTTACTAGATACAATCTTTCTCGGAAAGGCCGCTTCATCCCGTTATTCGCCCTCATCTTTAGAAATAAATACAGAAGATACTGAATTTAATCAATACGAAGATGCCTGATTTATTTAAAGAGATTTTACCCGATATCAACTACGGACATAAGAATCTGGTCCGTACGGGTGATATGGATGAAGCAGAATATGGAAGAAATTGCTTCATAATTAATCGTGCCTTGAGTATGAATGTTGATACTGTAATGTATGTAAATGAAATGAATGTCCACTATCAGTTGGACCCTTTGCTTCAATATGACTATTTTATAAATAGTTTAAGAAAGAAAAAACGCTGGTCTAAATGGGCCAAGGCTACAGGACCATCAGCAAATTTGGAACTCATTAAAGAGTTTTATAATTATAATGAACAAAGGGCTAGGGAGGTTTTAGACCTTCTCACCGAATCGGAAATTGAGGATATACGCCTCAGACTCTCAAAGGGCGGAACTGATAATGCGAACACAAGGAAGAAACGATGAAGAAATAGTCGATTGGTCACCCTCAAATATGGTAGAAATTACCTTTGCTGAGGATGATGATTTTTTGAAGATAAAAGAAACTCTTACCCGAATGGGTGTAGCCTCAAACAGAGATAAAATCCTTTATCAATCAACTCATATACTTCATAAACAAGGACAATATTATATTGTCCATTTTAAAGAATTATTTGCCTTAGATGGCAAGCCGACAAACATAACAAATGTCGATATTGAAAGACGAAACGCAATCATTAACTTACTTCAGGAATGGAATTTATTAAAGATTGTACAGAAAGAAAAATTACTGCCAATGGGGAACGTGGGCCAGTTTAAGATTATATCGTTCAAGGAGAAACCCAATTGGCAACTTATCCCTAAGTATAATATAGGGGTGAAATATTAAGGGAGAAACACAAATGGCAGATGATATAGATTCTGAACAAGGTGAAATAGAGCAAGGTGATTTTGATTGGGGATTTTCCTTTTCTGACACTGATGATTCCGATATCACCACAGTTGTTCAACAAACTACACAAGCAGTAGCGGCCGACCTAGGACCGATTACTCAAAAACTAGATGCAATTCTGGCTTTAATTCCAACTGAGGGCGTGACAAACATCGAATCAGCAGATGTGGATTTATCTGGACTTGAAAACAAACTAGACCAAATTATTGCATTAGAAAAAGTTGATGCACTCACGGCAGGTGATATGCCTGACCTGGGTCCTCTTGAAGATAAACTTGATGAAATTCTTGCTAAAGAAACTACAGTCAATGCTCCTGAAGTTAATGTAGACTTGAGTGGTATCACGGATAAACTTGATGTTATTGAAACTCAAGTAAACGAAGTCCGAGACTTAGATTTTAATCAAGACGGAACAGTAGATTTTGGCGATATTAATAATAATCTGGCCGACCTGCTATCACGGCAGGAAGCCCAAGAGGCCGAACTTGAAGCCAAAAAAGTTGAGTTTGAGGAGTACAAAGCCAAAAAACTTAAAGCATTGGAAAAGTTAATTATTCCATTGTTAAAGAATTTGAAAAGTAATCCTTCTAAGGCATACATCCACTGGCCAAATCGTGCAGGAGTATTAGATGCCCAAATAAGCAAAATTTTATCTATAACCCGTTAACATAATGTATGAATATTATGCGAAACTGAAAAGGGTAATAGACGGAGATACTATAGATGCTTATATTGATTTGGGATTTAACGTATCTAAATCAATACGTATCAGACTCAAAGGCATAGACACACCAGAATCTCGCACAAGAGACCTTACAGAAAAACGATATGGCCTCGGTGCCAAACATCGAATGATTGAACTCTTGGAATCGAATGATAACGAGTTTGTGATTCAGTCTCACGGAGTTGGAAAGTATGGTAGATGTCTCGGAGAGATTTTTATCCCCGAGATTGGATATAAAGAGGTGGATATGGTAAAAGAATTAACAAGCGATATGATGATTTCTATTAACCAGAGATTGATTCAGGAAGGCCACGCAATACCATATTTCGGTGGTTCCAAAGCAGGAGTTAAAGAGGCACTGATTTCAGCACGGCATTTATCGAAACTTTATGTAGAAAAACACATAAAACCACTTGACTAATCCCTGCTTATGGTGTATAATGTTTTATAAGTAGTTGAAATTGGAAATTATATTATGAAAGACATTGTTGTATTAGATATTGAAACTCTTGGTAGTGTCAATAACTCGGTAATTTTGTCTGTTGGAATGGTCGCTTGTGACTCTACCAAAGATTATACGTTTAAAGAATTAATAGAGAATGGCTATTATGCCAAACTTGATGTCAAGGCTCAAGTGGATGCTGGAAGAAAAATTCACAAGGATACCCTTGATTGGTGGGCCACCCAAGATGCCGCAGGCCACATACTGAAACCGCTAAAGACGGATTTACACTGGAAAAACCTGCGAGAAGATATGATTCGTTGGTTAACCAAACAAGGTGTAGACATTACAAAGGCCAAATATTATTCTCGAGGTTCCCACTTCGATTTTGGCATTCTCCACGACCTATTCAGAATTACAGAAGGATGTAGTGATACAGACCTCCCTTGGAGATTCTGGAATCTACACGATTCAAAAACAGTTATACTCACTTTATTAGATGTGAGTCACCAACTCGGCGTTGAACCTGAAGGATTTATCCATCACGATTGTCTCCACGATGCCGCGAGAGAATATTTGGCGATGGAGACCGCTGTTTATATATTTCAAGATTCACTTAACAAGGAGAAGTAAATTGAAAAATACTCCGATTGAACAGATGGAAGAGCCAAAGGGATACAATATCTCTTTGTGTTTTGAGTGGATGAATTGGGATTCCTGTCTTACATTTGAAATTGTAACCGATGGTGAAATCAAAGATAAAGTATCAATGGTAAAAGATTTAATAGCATCTTGGGGCGGTATTGTTGAAATGGAAGATGATGGTACAGTTGTCAATTTGTCTCAATTCAAAACTGCTTACGTAGTGGAATCCAAGAAAAAGTGGGAAGAACTGGAACCAACAAAAAAGCCAACAAACTTGAGAATTGTACATTGAAACTTTTAACAGATTTTGTTAAAATATATGATGAATGTTTAGCTCCATCTCTGTGTGATAAGATTATCAACGCCTTTGAGGCAGATGATGAACATCACATAGAATCAAAAATTGGTGCTTTAAACGAACCTATCTTCAGAGAGACCGACGGAAAGGTTAATGTATATCGCCACGCTATTGAAATGAATTGCACAAAACGTGCCACTGAATCCCCTAAATGGGATGGCATAATGCGTTTGTTGAATCACCACGCCTCATCATACTTCCAGAAATATTGTTCTGAGTTGAAAGATGATGGCTTCCCATTTAATATGTACGAAGAAACTCGTCTTGAACAATGGCGAATGCACAGATATAACCCAAATAAACACTACTATAAAGAACACATAGACTCTATTGAGTATTATTCGGCACAGAGAATGTTGGTTATGTTGTATTATCTCAATACTGTAGAAGAAGGGGGTGAGACAAAATTTGCCACTATTGATACTGCCGTAAAACCTGTTAAAGGTAGACTAGCAATCGCTCCAACCTGGTTTGGCTATCCACATTCTGCTGAGATACCAATTACTGAATCAAAGTATATGATAAAAACATTCGTCCACTATCCAAGAGTTTAATATGGAAGTTACAATCATAAAATGTCGATAGAAGAAGTACGTATATTCAGATATATGTGCGACCAATGTTCGCACGAGTGGATGATGATTAATCCTGGCGATAATATATCATATCCTTATACTTATACGCTTTTTTGCCCATATTGTGGTAAGGAACAACCAGTAAAAACGATGTGGGGTGAATATAAACACAAGCCCGATTCCGGGACCAAACCCCCTACGGTGAACAGGAAAATGGAGGAGCAACTTCCAAGAGGGGTTCCGTTGGATTACGACTCTATCTTGGATGAAGAAGTAATCGAACCGTATGAAGTAAGAGTGCCCACAATAGAAGTGAAGAAGAAGAAGAAGCCGCAGAGAATTGAAGCAAAAGATAGGATGAAACATAAAGTCTGCGAGGAAGGATGGTGGAACCCAATCACAAAAAAGTGCCAAGGTAAAGGCCAAGGCCATAATGTGATTGACAACGATGAGTAAAGAGAGTATAATGTATATATTATGATAAATAAAGTATTAAACAACAAAACAGAATTTGAGAGAAAACTCGACAATATCAACCATACGATGGAGTTAATCCGTACAATCGTACCGTTGATAATGGTGGGATTACAGTTGGTCATCCTTTATAAGTTGCTTGATTAATGTGAGATTTTACACCTATATCGGCACCCTCGGAAATAAAATCCTAGTTCGTGGCGTCAACGCTGAAACGGGCAACGATTTTATTAGACGAGAGGACTTTCAACCAACGATTTTCGTTGAGGGCAAGAAGGGGGAAACTCCTTACCGTACCCTAGACGATAGACCAGTTTATAAGATGTCTCCTGGGAACATCAAAGAGACACGAAATTTCATTAAGCAATATCAAGGAGTTGATGGATTCTCAATTCACGGCAATGACAATTTCGCCCTGCAATATACTTGTAAAGAGTGGAAAGGTGATGTCGATTATGACGTATCTAAAATTCGTATCTGGAACCTCGACATTGAGGTAGAAGCAGAACAGGGATTCCCATTGCCAGAACAAGCAACATCCGTTGTTAACGCAATCACGGTATATGACTCTATCGAAGATACCTATTTTACTTGGGGTCTTGATGAGTGGACAAATCACCGTGATGATATTCGATGTGAATATTTCCAGATGGACACTGAAGAGAATTTGCTCAAGCATTTTCTAGACTTGTATCAAAATTCCCCACCCCATATTTTAACAGGATGGAACATCGAGAGTTTCGACATTCCATATTTGATTAATCGTTTGACCCGTCTGTTTGGTCAGAAAGAAACTAAACGGTTATCCCCATTCGGTTGGATCAAAGAAAGAATTGTAAGAGGTATGTATGGCAAAGAATCTGTTGCTTATGATATTTATGGCGTGTCTACTATGGATTACCTACAACTTTACAAAAAGTTTACATACGCTAATCAAGAATCGTTTCGACTCGACCATATTGCATTTGTCGAATTAGCAGAGAGAAAGATTTCTTATGAAGAAGCAGGCTCCCTATTTAAACTCGCCCGCACAAATCACCAAAAGTTTATTGACTATAACATCAAAGATGTTGAACTAGTCCAAAGAATCGATGATAAGTTAAAACTAATCGATTTAGGTATCACAATGGCATATGATGCCAAGATTAATTTCGTAGACGTATTCGGCACCGTTAAGATGTGGGATGCGATTGTTTACGACCATTTGAGAAAACAGGATATAGTATGTCCGACTAAATCTAACCATTCAAAGAAAGATGCCTTTGCCGGCGCTTATGTTAAAGAACCTATCACTGGCTTCCACGATTGGGTAGTATCGTTTGACTTGAATTCACTATATCCCCATTTGATTATGCAGTACAACATTTCACCAGAGACCATCGCTGGTCATAATTCTGATGTGAGTGTGGACAAGTTATTGAGCAAAGAAGTAGACCTTTCAGATGTTCAGAAGAAAGGATATGCAGTTGCTCCTAACGGAACGATGTATAGAAAAGACAAACGTGGATTTCTACCCGAATTGATGGAGAAGATTTACGCTGACCGAGTAATTTACAAGAAGAAGATGCTTAACGCTCAACAAAGACAAGAAGAGGGCGATGATGTCGGCAACGAGATTTCTAAGTATCTTAACATTCAGATGGCCAAAAAGATTCAGTTGAACTCTGCCTATGGCGCCCTTGGTAATCAATGGTTCAGATACTATGATATACGAAACGCTGAAGCGGTTACCACTGGTGGTCAACTAGCAATCCGTTGGATTGAAACTGCTCTGAATGATTATCTAAACAAATATTTGGAGACCAAGAATTATGATTACGTTGTTGCTATTGATACTGATTCGGTCTATTTACGATTAGGGAAGTTTGTCGATAAGTTCATCAAGTCTGATGATAAGAATAAGATTATTGATACTCTTGACAAAGTGACCAAAGAAGCATTTGAGCCACACATTGCCAAGTCTTACCAAGAACTGGCAGATTATGTTAATGCTACAGAGAACAAGATGTTTATGGGTAGAGAGGTTATTGCCGACAAGGCCGTATGGACCGCCAAGAAACGATATGCCCTAAACGTCCACGATTCTGAGGGTGTACGATATAAGACTCCTAAGATGAAGGTTATGGGTATGGAGATTGTCAAATCGTCAACTCCTGCTAATGTTCGTGGTAAACTCAAAGAAGCAGTTAAGATAATGTTGACAGGAAATGAACGTCAATTACAAGAATTGGTGCATAAATATAAGAAAGAATTTGTTAATCTGGATATACCAGAGATTGCTTTCCCACGAGGGCTAAGTGATTTTACGAAGTATGAACACGCCGACAAGTCGGTGCCTATTCACGCCCGAGCGGCCAAGGTGTATAATGCTTTGTTGAAGAAGCACGGATTAAAGAATGTTGAGAAGATTGGAGATGGTGCGAAGTTGAAATTCGTATATTTGAAAACACCCAATCCATTCAATTCTAATGCGATTGCTTTTCTTGATGGTATGCCACCAGAGTTCGAGGTTGAACGATGGGTTGATTACGATACACAATTTGAGAAAGCGTTTCTCTCTCCATTAGAGGGAGTTCTACAACCAGTTGGTTGGGATTGGGAAGAGAAGAGTACGCTTGAATCATTTTTTGAATAGGAAATAGATATGGCTAATAAAATAGATTTAGATGCAATAGCAAATAATGCCCAAGACGGAGCAAAAACTTTTGATCAGTTCGTAACGAACTTCCAAGAGAACATTGCCGCCGCCCTTCAGCTGGCCAAATATGGAACGATAGAAAGCGATAACGAATATGTCCTTGAC